GCACCACCTCAGCTACAGAGGTTCTATTCTCTGTACCCTTGTGGAGCGTGACACCGCAAGCACGGGTTCACCGAGCTGATTCATCTGGAGGCACGGCTTCCGGCAGGACTGGCAGCGCATACCGAACGGAAGATCAAGATCGCGCTCAGGATGTCGGGTGCTAGCCCTGTTCAGGGCACCGAGTACTTCAGCGACGAGTACGCCGTACTGATCCTCAACGAGATCGGCAACTGGATTAGATAGCGCCGACTACGATATTTATTCGAGCGCCAAAGTAAGTAACACCACTGTATTCTATTCTGCCGTAGCTACCTGCAGATATAGCTTGAATATAGTGAACGGTCCCGCCCAAAGTATTGTCCTCTTCAATAGCTTCAGGCACAGATGACCCGATGGCAGGATTCTGGTCAACACCCAAATACGTGTCCAACGCCCTTTGGGTCGCATCGACAGGAGCAGCATCAGAGATGATCAGCAGCACCATCAGGTTGATGTCGACGGCGCCATTCATCGTTGACCCGTAGTTGATCAGCGGGTTCCCCGGCAGGATGGCGGCCACGGGCGGGGTGATCTGGTCCCCCGGCTGGGCCAGTGCCCGCAGGCCGGTGTATCGCGTGATGCTGGCGGCGAGCGCGTTGCGGATCGCGGTCAGGTCAGCCACTTCTGTCCGTCCCTGTCCGTCCCTGTCCGCAGGTGTCCAGGATCGTCTTAGCCACGGCCCGGCCGCTTGCCGACGTAGAGGTGGTGCTTCTCCTGGAGGTGCCGGACGGTGAACTGCTTGTACTGCACGTCCGGGTGGTGTTTCCAGCACAGGTGCCGGGTGACCGGGCCGTCAGTGAACGGGTGCCGGCCGAACCGCCAGCAGCGTTCCACCTGGCAGTTGTTGCGCTTCCACTGGATGTACGGCGCGGCCAAGATGGCGGCCAGCAGCGTGATGTCGCCGATGAATCCGCTCCAGAGGAGATACCAGCGCCCGGAGGCGTTATCGACGCCCAGGATGTGGAGAATCTGGAGCCAGAGGTGGTGCACACAAGTGCTCCGCTATCTGGTTATTGCCCTAGGTCCGGTATTTCCGTCGCCGCTGCCGATCTCAGGATAGCGCTACGGAGGGAGAGCGCGTCTAACCGGCTAATCGCGCTCCTGCCCGGGATAGCTGAAGCCGGTGCGGTCCTCCGGGCGGCGGTGACTAGTACGTCCCTCGGGAGCCAGGATAGCGGCTCAGCCCAGGGAGCGGATCCCTCCGGCCGACGCGGCAACCAGCAGCCGGACCAGCTCGAACGCCTCCTCGTCGGTGAACTCCCCGGTCTCGCGCCAGGCCTGCCGCCACTGGGCGTGCACCGCGGCCATCGCCCGGATCGCGCCGTCCATGTCCGGGGTGATGCCCTGAGCCCGGCGCAGGATCTCCTCCAGGTCCGGCGGGATCTCCTCCCGGTCTTCCGGCTGCTCGCTCATGCGATCTCCCACTCCAGGTGCCAGGCCTCGGAAGGCTCTCCCGGCCACGAGACGGGGACGCTCCATGACAGAGCCCCGGCCGGGAGAGCCAGGACCGCATGATAGCCCGTGGGCACAGTCAGGCCGTAAATCAGGCCAGGCACCCCCTGGGTACTGACGTCGCACCGCGTCCAGGTGTCCGGCCTCCAGCCGCAGAATCCGTACTCGGCGGCGGCCTCGATCGTCTCGGGGATGGCCGCGGCCCCGCCGAGCGCCCGGTGCAGGGCCAGGATCTCCTCGTCGGGGATCTCGATACCGTGCCACCAGGCCAGGTGCGCGGCCAGCGCGACCGGGGCGCAAGCGGGCAGAAGGTGCAGCAGCGAGGACGTTTCACGTGAAACCGGGGCAGCGGCCTTCTTGGGCGCGACCGCCGTCTTACCGCCGCGCCGGGCCTTCTGCGCCGCGCGGGCCTTGCCCAGGTTGCGCCGGGAGGCGGCCTTCTGCTTGGCGGTCCTGGCCTTCCCCTTCTGCGCGGCGCGGGCCTTCCTCAGGTTAGCGACCGAGGCGGCGTGCTGCTTCGGGGTCTGGTGCGAGACCTTCGGCGCGGTGGCCACTGGCTACCACTTCCCGCACAGCTGCCAGAGCAGCTTCCCGGCCCGCCAGTGGACGCGGACGACGAGCCAGGTAGCGGTCAGGTCGATACGCCGGTTCGTCCAGAGCCGCAGGCGTGTCTTGCGCGGCAGCGGAGGGTAAACGATCACCGGCCCTTGCCGCCTCCGCGCCGGACGCCGGACTTCAGGTTGTCAGTCGGCACCAGGGCCGCGCAGGTGACGGTGGTCAGGACGAACTGCATCCGCCTTCCCCCTTCAGGCGTATGACCACTCCGGGTAGGTGCAGCCACGCGTTGTGCCCTTTGACGTAGAACAGGCCGAGACGCAGGTCGTGGGAATCGATGACGACCCGCCGCGCCCGCGAGTGCTTCCGGATGTGCTTCACACGCCCACCTTCCGCCTAGGCCGAATATACGGCCGGAGCTGTTCTACCAGCCAGGGGTTAGCGGATATGCGCGTAAGACCGAAGTCGGCCGAGCCGGCCAGCCCGAAAGGCGCGTCCTTCATCTTGAACAGGTCTGCGGCCAGGATGCGGTTCCCCTCGGCGACGGGCCAGGGCACGGCGGGCCAGCCCCAGGTGGTCGCGATCTGCACCCGGTTGACAGGCGAAAACGGCCAGACATAGGGGAAGGTGCGGCCCGAGCTGATCACCCGGATCTTCTCGTACGGCCGGGGGATGCCCGACGCGTTCACGTTGAAGACGTCCTGGCCGGTGAACCGCTGGTAGTCCGTATTCTCGGTCCAGGCCTGCTCATAGATCCCGTCGCCGTCGACGTCCACGCTTAGCGTGATCGTCGTGCCGGGCACCATGTCGTCTACCCGCAGCGAGTAGATGTCGTAGGGCACGAAGGTGCGGGTCTCGGTAACCCGGTTGAAATGCCGTCCGCAGTACTCAGTCAGCCAGCCCGCCGAGGCGGCGATCGAGGTCTGCAGCGCGTAGTCCTGGCTGGTGTCGGTGATGGACAGCCGGTCCTTCATCTCCTCCAGCCCGACGTACCAGAGCTGGGAGATGTTCGCCGGCAGTACCCGCCAGGTGCCCGGCTGGACATCGCTGACCGCCCCGGTGCCGATCCACTCGAAGCCCCACAGCCCGTCCACCCCCGCCACTGCGGGCGAGCACGGCACGGCTAGCGTGTACTTGCCGGTGCTCACCTTGGTGACGTCCGCGGGCAGCGTCCCGGCGTAGGTATGCGTGACCGCCGCGGCAGACGGGTCGGTGACGATGCAGGCGACGGTGGTCGGGTCGGTCAGCACGTTACTGGCGTTGGTGAACGACACGCTCAGGAGCGCGATCTCGTTCACGTTGTCGTAGAAGACCTGCGCAGTCATCGGGACGCCTCCTCTCGGAGACCCCGCACGCCCGGTGGCTGGCCTGCTCTCAGGATACGCTCGCTGCTGCTCCGGCGGCCTCAGTTACTGTAGCGGTCACGGTCGCGGCCTCGCTGACCGAAGCTGTGCTGAACCCCTTAACCTGTGGCGGATGCTGGATTCCGAACGCAGTCAGCGATCCGGCGGCGGTTAGCGCGGTCCCGGCCTGTTGTGCAGCTGCGGCGGCCAGGGACCCAGTGCCGACTAGCGTCGTGACGGCACGCAAGACTGCGGCGGTGCCGAGCGTCCCGGTTCCGGCCAGGACAGCTCCTGCCCCGCCGGTTACCGTCCCGGTTCCGGTCAGTGTCCCGGTTCCGGCCAGGATGGCAGCGCCGGCTGGGCCTCCGGCTGCGGCCAGCAAGCCTGCGCCGTTCAGAGTGGCGGAAGCCTGCTGAACAGCTGCCGTAACCAGCGACCCGGTGCCGGCCAGGGTAGTCCCGGCGCCCTGGATTGCCAGCGCGGCCAGCGACCCGGTGCCGGCCAGCGTTGCGGGAGCCTGGAGCGTGGCGGCCGTGCTGAGTGACCCGGCCGCGCCCAGGACTGCGGCGCCTGCCGCGCCTGCCGCCGTAGATACCGACCCGGTTCCGGTCAGGGTGGCCGGGGCGAGCTGGACGGCGGGTGCGGCGAGGGTGCCCTGCCCGTTCAGGGCGCTTCCCTGCCCGGCGGTAGCCGTCAGTGATCCGGCTGCGCCCAGAACCGCACTCGCGCCCTGGACGGCTGCCGTGCCGAGCGACCCGGCGGCGGCCAGGACCGCGCCCGCGCCCTGGGTGACAGCAGTAGCCAGCGACCCTGCGCCAGCCAGCGCGGCGGGTGCGGCTGTTGCGGCGGGCGTGCTCAGCGACCCGGTTCCGCCGAGTACGGCGGGCGCTCCGGTGATATCCAGGTTCCCGAGTGACCCGGACCCGCCAAGCGCGGTGCCCGCTCCCTGAACGGCAGCTGTACCGAGCGACCCGGCCGCGCCGAGGGAGATTCCGCCCCCCTGGACGACGGCGGCATTGACTGTCCCGGTACCGCCCAGGACAGCTCCGGCGGCGAATGACGGGACCGGCCCGGTGATCACCTGGGACGCGACGGCGATGATGACAGGCGGCGGCGCGGGCGGCGCGGTAATGACGGCCTGGATGACCGCTGGCGCGAGGGTGCCGCCGACCGCGGTGATGCTGCCGGTCCCGGTCAGGGCAGCCCCGGCACCCTGGACAGCTGCCGTGCTGAGCAACCCCGCACCGCCCATGACGGCAGGTGCCCCGGTGACGTCCAGATTCCCGAGAGATCCGGCCCCGGCCAGCGTTGAGCCTGCGCCCTGGATGGCCTGGGCATTTAGCGATCCGGCCCCGGCCAGGGTGGCGGGAGCCTGCTGGGTGACGGTCGTGCTGAGTGACCCGGCCCCGGCCAGGGTGGCGGGAGCCTGCTGGGTGACGGTCGTGCTGAGTGACCCGGTGCCGCTCAGCGTGGCCGGGGCGGCTAGCGTGCCCGGGGCATTCAGCGTTCCCTGCC